ATTATTCTTCCTTAGCCATACTTGAGAGTTTGATAATAAAACTTCTGATTCGTCCTTTACTGCCCCTACAAAGGTATCTATTGACCAGCCTGGCTGGAACTCAACACCCCTAGGGTCTTCCCATAGGTAGTCATCAAATGCCATAATCCCACCTGCCTTGAGTAATCTCCAAGCAAGCACGGCATCTTGTAACACACCTTCTGCGGTATGGTCCCCATCAATATAGATGAAGTCATAAGTTGGTTCCTCAACAGAACGCAAGAACTCTTTGCTATCCATCTTGTACTTAATTACATTAGGTCGAAAGGCAATCCGTGAGTCATAGGTACGCTCAACATCTAGCCAATCCATTTCCTTATGTTCTTGCTCATCTGAGCCTGACCAAGTATCTACATCTTCTAGGACAGAGTTCTTTTGAGTGAGTACATTATCTACCAGCCACACAGATGCATTGCCTGTAAAGGCACCAATCTGCAAAAACCTTAAACCAAACTTGTCAGCAAGTGGCATTAGTTGTGACTTAAAGTTCTCTTCTGCGGTTATCTTAAACCAGTTAGGATACTTATTTGGCATAGCCTTTGCCTCTACCAAAAGCATCATAGTAGTTCTCGTCCATATTGAATCGCTTCATATGTCCTACTGTTGCACCAGTATCGCACCAGAGCGGAATCTCTGCTTTATTGACTACTGCAAAGAAGTAGATGTCTTCACCAGTGAACTGCTTGTTAGCACCCACTTCTGTAAAGAACGGAACTCCTGGCAATGCTTCCTTGATTCTTGTTATTACACTGCGGTGCATTAGGCAAAAGCCCATACCTGCAGCACTTACTTTTATAAAGGCATTCTTAGGTAACGGGTCTAGTCGTCTAATCCCAATACCAAACTCTGCCTCAGCAAACTCATATACAGTTGCTAGTGGTTTCATCAATGGTTGCTCTGGTTCATTACTTGTAAAGTAAACACCAGTAAGCAATGGAATATCTACGGCATCTCTACGATTCCAAAGTTTAAGGAACTTCTCTGGAGTAATCATAATGTCCGAGTCAAGCCAAAGTAGCCAATCAGATTTGTTATTGTCATACCAGCGATTGACTAACATCTCTCGCTGCTGTGCTATCTGATTACCGTGGGCACGTAGTGACCCACAGAACTCTACACCTGAGTTTATCAGGGTGTCTACGACACCTTCCATAAACTTGCCATCTACCATACCATTGTCGCACCAGGCGACTGCTAAGGTTTCTTTCTTTTGTTTAGCCATTGTCCCCTACCTTAATTACTGGTCGTATCGTTCTGGATTCTTAAGATATTTTGCTTTTTGAGCAGGTGTCATTTTAGATGGATTAATTGTATTTGGCATCACTAACACTTTTTTTCTAACAGGTGCTTTTGCTGCTGCCTTCTTTACCACTGTTTTAGTACGTGGCGCACTGGCTCCTGAATATCCTGATGCCATTACTTCTTCTTGCCCATCTTCTTCATAGGCTTCTTAGCCATCTTCTTCATACCCATCTTAGTTTCCATCTTCTTTTCAGACTTAGATTCCATCTTCTCACCAGTTTTGTAGGCTGCCTTCTTTGCTGCCATCTTGCCTGCTGCTGTGTATGGGAATGTCATTTTTCCGACTTTAGGCATTATTGTATTCCTGCTTCCTTGAGTTCTCGCATTACTGTGGCTGTTGGCTTGTCTATCTTCTTTGCTTGTACCATTGTGTTACCATCATAGGCTGCACCTATCTTTTCAGATGCTTCGTGTGCTGCCTGTATTTGTTTTATCTTTGTTCCATTAGGTTGGATACCCTGTGCTCTAGCACTACGATATGCTTCAAGTTCAGAGTTCCATTTCTTCTGGGTAGTACCACTTGCTATTACATCACCTCTGGCATCGCCAGTAGATAATTCTAATAGTTGTATCTTGCATCCAAAACAACCTTCTACATACTCTGGATGTGTCTGTATTTGATGCAGTCCCATTTATTCCACCGTAAAGTTGGCTGAAGTTACAATGGCATCAGCAATCATTGCTGTTCTGATAGCCTCAGTAATTCCAGTATGTTGACATCCACCCATATAGTAAGCAGTGTAAGTTGCTAACTCATCTTCGGTTGGATACTGTATAAGTGAGTAGACACCACTGCTAAGAATAATAGTGTAACTCTTTGTGCGTTGCTTAAAATGTGTGAACAGACGGTGAGCACCAATGTGTCCTTGTTCTAAGGTTGGTGTTACAAGTGTGTAAGTTGCCACTGTTCTCCTTAATGAACTTACCAAGAGGCAGGGTTTCCCCTGCCCCTCAGTCAATCAATTATGCGACTGATGAACCGTTAAGAATACGATACAAGGCTGCTTCGCGGTAACGCTTGAAGCCTAGAACGCCGTACCAACCCATTGGGCGGAAACGCATTAACTGGTCGATGACTGGACCGATAACTACGTGTGGCTCTTCAGCAACGGCCTCAGCCATTGCCTCCTTGCCAGCAAGAATTGTGCGGTATACCTGGGCACTTGAAGCACCGTCAGTATCTTTGAACATACGAGCAGACTCTACAAAGTAGGCTCCTTCATATGAACCAATTTCTCCAGCCCAAATGTTTTCATTTGAGTTGTACTCGTGAGGCAAACGCCATCCACCAGCACCAGTCTCAGCACGAAGGTCGTGTGAAACTTCTGGGTGAATACCACACCAATACATTGAACCCTTGCGAGGAACTGCAAGACCTGAACGCAACTTAGCAACAGCCTTACGGATGTTAGCAGAAGTGATTGTATCTGTAGCAGCAATTGTTACTGTGTTAGTACGTGTACCACCGTAGATGATGTTTGTACCACCACGAAGTTCAGTCTGTGCAACTGTATCAATTGAACCTGCAAGGTTGAAAGCGATGATGTTAGCAATTGCTGGGTCTACATCAGCAAGGCTGAATAGTTCCAAAGCACGTGTAACAAGGACAGAGTTACCATACTCAGCAAGAGTAATAGTAACTGATGTTGGGGCAGCAATCTGTACTGAGTCACGCTCAGTTGATTCTGTGAGTGCAGTTGTCTGTTCAGACAAATCTGCGTATAGTTGTAGAACAATGGTTGAGCCAGGGTTTGCTAACTTAGTGGGCTTCTTATCAGCGACACTACGAATTAGGGGTTCTGCACGCAACGCAAAGTCTAATAGTCGGTCATACGCCTTTTGGACGAGACCTGCAGCACCAGCGGTACCAGCGAGACTGCCAGTAGAGGATGTATATGCATTAGCCATTGTTGTTCACCTCCTAGGTGAGTTGTGAAATTACTATGTATTTATTACTGTTGAGAGTAGATGATTGAGTTAAGTTCTTCTGCGGATGCCGCATTATTAATTCGACTCAATAAATCTTCTGCTCGGTCAGGGCTTGAACCAAGTTGAGTAACTACATCTTGCTGCCGTAAGGCTGCACGGTTTAGTTCTCTCTCTTGATTTACCTCTGGCTGTGATAATCCAAACAAGTCTCCATTATCTTCAAGCCAAGTATTAACTGACTCTTCGCTAATATCATCCAAGTCTTTTAGGATTAATCGTTGTGCCTTTGGATTGACACCCTTCTGTTCTAGGACCTCTTTGACTACACGCTCACGCTGCGACTTGGATAATCCCTCAAGTTGCTCAGTGAGTTCTTTGATACGCTTTTCATCGTTGCGCTTGGCTTTCCGTAACTTTTTAAGTAAGTCACTTCCATCCATCTGCACTTCGTTGTCGGTATCTAGGTCGTCTTCGTCTTCATCCCAGTAGTTGTTGCTCATAGCAACCCACCCTTCTATTCGTTTGAATCGCAAGCCTCAGGTTCCAATCGGGGAATTGGTCTGGCTCTTACTACCAGTCTTCTACGCTACGTGGGCTGGTCGGTCACGTAGGAATCTATTTAGAACTGACCTGCTGAGGATTGCTTATTAAGGTATCCAGTAGAGAATGAACCCTTTGATGTTCCAGAACTTGCACCAAATGTTCCTGCTTCGGTAGCAGAAAGTTTCTGGCGCTTACGTTGGGCCGATGCAAGAGAGTTAAACACTTCTTGCTCACCTTCGGACTGTGCGTATGTATCTTGAGTAGCACCATAAATGTTGCTAAGTTTTTCAGCACCTGGAAGAATGTCTGCAATAGTTGCATAACCCTTTTGCGCCTCTGCTTGGCTAACACCTTGTGCTGCAAGTTGTTCTGCAACTGTAACTCCAGCAGTAAGTCCCTGACGTCCTGCTGCCACACCAATCTCTGATGCTGCTACTTGGCGTTCAATTTTTTGGAACTGTTGTTCTGGGTCAAGTACATATGCAACAAGGTCTTCTTGACCTATGCCATAATAATCACGTAGTTGTTTAGATACTGCAGGGTCTGCATTGCGAACACGCTGGACGGCAGTAACAACACGGTTAGATAGTTCTGTTGGAGACATATCATTAGCAATAAACTGTGATACATAAGCATCATTATCAAAGGTCTTAAGTCCATACGCACGCAGCACCTGACGGTATGAGTCCTCAAGATTAAGATATTCTGCAGGCGATAAGTACTTTAAATCGTTCTTAACGCGAATATCATTTGCTTTAAAGCGAGTCTTATACTCTTCACTATCTTGTAGTTGCAATGTAATTGTGTCTTCTGTTGCACCATCAATGGCTAATGATTCAATCTTTTTTGCTAAGGTTTCAAGGCCATAGTTTTTAAATCTAGCATAAAGAACATCAATCATATTCTTACGAGCAGTAGTTTTAGATGCTGCTGTAGCAGCATCTGTTGCTGTTTTAGCCGCTGCATCTTGTGCGGCTTTGACTGCTTTATCTATATCTAATTGAGTAAATCCACCACCAGTAACAGTACCACCAGTACCACCAGACTCAGGGGCATCTTCTGTTTCAGTAGTATTATCACTATAGGTACTTACTTTTTTACGGTTTGCGCCTGTACCAGTATAAGTAGTGCTTATTAATGTTCTAACAGTTTTAATTGGTGTTTGAACCCAACCTTTGTCGTCATCCCAGATATATGTATTCTGTTTGTCATCTTCTGGTTTGACTGGTTTAATCCAACTTTTATTTGTTGGGTCATAAATGTATGCAAGGCCAGTTCCCTTAGGACGTTGAGGGTCACCAGTTGCTGTTTTTAATGTCCAACCTTTAGTATTATCAAAGTCATAAAGTGTTTCATCGCCAGGTGCCTTAGGTTTAACCCAGGTTTTTGTTGCTGTGTCATATATGTATGCAGCAGGAGTTCCAGCGGGACGTTGAGGGTCACCTTGAGGTGTAACTACTTTAAGTTTCCAGCCAGTGTCATCATTCCAGTCATAGAGTGCTTCTGCACCAGGTGCAGGAGGTTTAACCCAACTACCTTCACCTGTATCGTCCCAGATATATGCTTTCTTACCCTCACCAGGGCCAGCAGTTTTCTTTGCAGTCTTTGTTGCAGCCGCTGCTGCTAATGCAGCGTCCTTAATAGCATCTGGACCATTGCCTGGATTGTCTATTACAGGCGGTTGGTCCCCTTCACCAAAATTTCTGTCTGGATTTTGTTTAGGATTAAAACTTGTACCAGGACCTGTAGCAGGAGGAGTAACTGTTGTGGTTGTAGTTGTAGCAGTTGGTGCAGGTGTAGTAGTTGGTGCAGGCGTAGTGCCTTGGTCACCAGGTCTTAAAGTATTATCACCAGTAGGTGTAGGAGTAGACTCACCAATTGCCTTTAAATAATCAGCATAAGATATTCTATCTTCTTGTGGAAAGTTATTTTGAAATTTAGCCCATTGTTCTTCTGTCATTGCCATTATGCAAGCCCCATATCTCGTAGAACTTTAAGAGATAAAGAATCAATAGTATCTCTGGCGTTATTTGTTTCGCCCCATTTAGGGTTTTTCTTTACAATTTGTTCTACTTGCCACTGCGGCATACGGGCTGGAAGCCCTGTCTTAGGGTCTACATACTGCATAACTTGACGTATATCTTTATTATCAAAAGATAATGTATTTGGGTCTTCTTCAAGAAATCTTGCAAATGTTTGTATAACACTTGAACCTTGTGCGGCAAGGGAGACACCCTTGTTAATTGAATCAGCATATGCAGGGAAAGCACTGGCAGAAAGGTCTCTGATTTCTTTTTGAATATCTTCTTCTGTCATATCTTTTCCAAAGATACCCTTAGATTTTGAGTTCCAATAGTTACTATCTAAAAGACTGCTCACTCCAAATGAGTTTGCATAGGCTTTTAATGTTGCAATAGAGCCAAGAGTAGAACCACCGAGTTCACCAAGAACACCAGCCCTACCCAAAATATCATCTAACTCGTCATCATTATCTAAACCATTATCATAGGCACTATCTAATTGTGCCTCAATTGCTGCGCTCCATTGGACACCAACGCTAACAAGACGATTTTTTTGTGAAGCCTTATACTTTGCTTTGTCGCTATCGTATACACCAGGTTGGCTTACCTTAGCCTGAGCACGTTGACGTGCTAAAGAATTTTTTGTTTTATAAAAGTTACTTTCTAATATTGCAGCACGAAAACCATCAACATCACCTGCAAGATATTTAGTCCAAGCCTCTTGAAGTTTTGGGTCTGTATCTTTAAGGGCAGTAATCATTTGAAGTTGAGTCTGTAATTCAGTATTATTAAAAGCAGCATTTCTTGCGTTTAGTGCTGCTAATGCTGCATCAGAGGCTGCCTTTGCTGCCGTTGCTGCACCATCATCAACTGCTCCCATTACATACCTCCAGACATTATTTTATTAAACTCGGCAGAAAACTCAAATGCTTTGCGGCGTTGGTACTCAAGCGGATTATTTTTCTTTAAGTCTGCCTCAAGTTTTGCTTGAGCGGTATCTTGGTTAAAGCCTCTTGTGGTTGTGCTTACATTTTCTAAAACACCAGTCTTTGGATTCTTAACCTTTTTGGTTGTAGTAACCGTTCCAGTATTGAGTGCATTAAATTCTTTAAACAACTTATCTTTTTCTTCAACACTTGCTAATTGTCCTTTAGTTGATAGATAAATGCTATCTACAAAGTTATCTATTGTAGCACGCTCTAGTGGTTGGACCTGGCGTTCTGGAATTGGCGGTGCACCTGGAGCATTTCCTTTTGCAACGTTCCATCCAAAGCCTGATTCTTGTAAATTTTTAACATAACTAGAAGTATCAACTCTTTCAGTTGAAGCACCTATTAATATATTTTGATATGCTTTTAAAACTGTTGCTTTATTTTTTTCTTCTGGGTCCAACTGACCATACTTAATAAGCATTGCTCTAATGTCAGATAAAATTTTAGTATTGGAAAATGCTTTTCCATATTCAATAGCAATTGTTGAAGGAACAGTACGTTTAAGTTTTAAGTCATAAACGTATACACTACCAGCAATAGGATTACCAAGGTCATCTACTGGAACGGAAGATTCAGTTGTTGTATATTGACCATTCCTAGCATCCTTGGCATTGGCATTACCCTGACGACTTCCAGTGGCAACTGGGGTTGGGCTTGCATCAGTAGTCGTTGAAGAAGAAGATTTAGATGATTTAAAAGGGTTATTACCTTTACTGGCATTTTCTGGCTTGGACCAAAATTCTTTTGCGCGGGCTTCATCAAGGCTTGCGGCTTTATATCCACTTGGATTTAGAGTTGCATCATAAGGATAATATTTCCCTGTTAGTGCCATTATTGTCCTAACTTATTAAATACGCCATAAATAACTGGTGCTAGTTCTGGCTTTGTGACTGATAGACCATATAGATATGCTTCCCAATTTTGTTTTTCTTGGGATGGAAGAAAACCATTTATATTCATTGATGAGTATGTGTTCATTTGAGACAAATGTTGATTGTAAGAATCTAAAAGTTTCTTAACCTCTAGAGCCTGTTCGTGCTTAGGCGCTGTTGCTGGATTAGCAAAGATGGCATTAAGTTGGGCAAAGGCTTTTTTAGCATTACCCTGACCGCCAGGATTTCTGTAATCTTCATACCAAATTGGATAGAACTTTGCCATATCCTTCATAGTGGTAGCCCACTTGTCATTTTCAACTCTAGCACTGTAAGTGTCAAAGTTTGCCTTTGCATCATCTAATGCCTTGTAATGTTTTTTGCGTTCTTCGGTAATTGCATACTCACCCTGAGCAATATAAAATTGTTTGATTAAATCAAGAGGCTGGCGCGTAGAGCGAAGATGCATAGATACCATCTCACTAAATACTTCAAAAGAACTTTGTTTTTCTGTTTTTTGTGGAATTAAGAAATAATATCCAGTTGATACTTTAGGGTCTTTAAACTTGTCATTATTAGTTTTAATGAAATCAATTGTATCTTTTACATATGGATATTTAACTCCATCAATAGTTGATTCTGTTCGTGCAATTGTATAAGATATTGCACTTGAACCATTTTTACCAAGGAACTCAAACAAGGCATCGCCAAAGTTGCCCTTTGATTTTACTAATGACCAAAACTCATCACGGAATCCAAGGTCTTCTTGAGTAACCTTTGGTGCCAATGGAGACAATAAACCTAGACCAGCCTTAAGTAAGAGTATACTTCTAACATTCCATTTAATTTTATCATTAAATTGTTGCATTTGAACTGCATCTGGTTCAACACCTTCTTTTTGACCAGGCAGTTGTTCGTGGTAATAGGCTGCCGCTAAAGCACCAGTGATGGCATTAGATACTGCAACATCTTGTTCATCTAATGTCAGGGCACGAAAAACATTTTTAGCCCACGTTGCTGGTATTAAAGCATCTATCGTTGCATCTACGCCAAAACTACTTGGTCGGTATGCTATGTCGCCAAGTATGGACTTTATAGGTCCTCTAGTAAAAGGAAGAAATTTTGCTACAGCATTTGCAGATATAGAAACAAATGGTGAGGTTCCAGGAGGTTGAAGTTCTGGCAGTACAGTTCTAAGACTGATTACATTTCCTTGTGCAGAAACTGGAAGATTTGCAATAAGTGGGATACCGTATGCTGCAAGACCATTTTGTACTGCTTCGCCAAAAGCACCTACTCCTGGAAATGTTATATAACGATTGTCTTTATCATCTTTCATTACAAAGGCTGGGTTATTAAGTCCTTGTTCTGTTAATTGATAATAACGCAAACCACGTGATAGCAAAATATTTCCAGCACTTGTATCTTTTACTGTATTAAAAGCACGTTTCATAGCCTGCTCTTGTGCAAAATAAAATGGTAATACGTTACGAGCAAACTGACTAAATTGTGAACGCAAGGCAACGTTGTGAATTTCTGGAATCATTGAATAGACTGCACGTTGTTGGGCATATCGCAATGCTTGGTCTTCAGTTATGTGTCCTAAGGCAACTCGTGGTGCATAAGATGCATACTCTTCAGCAACGTGCAACATATAAAGTGGTTCACGAGTAATGTTATTAATAATTGGGTCAACAATATACTTAAATCCTTTATCAATTATTGCATTAAAGTATCCCTTAGAAGGTGGCGTAAACATAATTGAACCTTCAACCATCTTTGGCAAAGCCAATGGGGAAGTTGAATGTATAGCAACAATATCTTCTAATGAAATTTGAGTTCCAGATGTAATTTTTTTAGCAAGTCCTCGTTGGATTGTTCCATCTTGTCCAACTATTTTCCCGAGCGTTGCATCAACTCTAGTTTCAGCAAACTGGCGTAAATCACCATACTGCCAACGAGCAAGTTTTTTACTCTCACTCTTATAGGCATCATATCTTCCTGCTTTGGTTTCCATCATACGAGAATATTCTCTGTCAATTAGTTTTTGACGAACATCAATATAATCCATATGTTCAGCAGTCTTGCCAATGTCATCAGAAACTTGGAATTTATTTTTTCCAAACTTAAGAACATCTTCAATAATATTTTTTTCTGCTACGTTAACGGTAGCCTTATTAAGCGATGTTTGGAGTAAGGGCAAATAGTATGGATTATCTGCTTGATAAAGAGTATAGTCTGGTAGATTCTTAAAGACTGAATTATTTTTCTTTATTTGATAAAAGTAATTTGCAGCAGTTTCCATTGCATTACCACCAAGGTCTCCGTGACCTGTGGCAATTGCTTCTTTAAGGATATGTCCTTGATTTGTAATAATTAAGCGAGTAGCAAGTTCCAATTGTTCTGGTGCTGTGTACTTTGCAGCCTTTGCCATACCACGTTTGGCAGCATCTTTAAATGCATTAAATCCTGAAACCATAACATCAGGGGCTATGCCTTTTGATGCACCGAGTGCAACTAAAGCAGCAGACATTACGTGCTTTGCCTCTGATGGCTCTAACCTTGTATTGGCTTTTGCTGCCGCTTTACCAAGACCAGCCTTAAAAGTATTGATTACTCCATAACGAGCAACCGCTGGAATCATTTCTGATGCAGCAATGCGAAGGCCAAAACCAGTAGTTGCTAATGCAAGAGGCTTAAATATTTTATTAGTATATTGGTCTGATATAAAATCATCTAACTTTCCATATACTTTTGATAACTTTCCAGCCTCGTGCAGTTGTGTTTTAATAGAATTAAAATTTGGAATATCAAACATTTCCTGTGCGTGATGTTCAAAAATTCCATCAAGACGTGGCCCAAGATTAGTTAAGTGTGTTCCAAGGGCTTCGCCAGTTGGCGATACCCCATAAATTTGTCCACCAATAGTTTGTTGACCAATTTTGTCTAATTCAGATTTAACTTTTAACACAAATTCATTGTCATCGTGAAGGCCCATAGCCTTAAATGTTTCAAAGATGGTTTGATTTTTAATAATACGGGCTAAGTTAATATCATCAGCGGCTATTGCCTCGGCGTATTTTCCAGCCATTTCTTTTGCGTTCGTATCACCCATACCAAATTTTGCAATCCTATAGATTACAGAGGCAGAATCTGGAGCATTCCAACGAAATTTAGTTGTAGAAAGTTTGCCAGTTTCGGCATCAACTGAATATGGCATATACCCAGTAAATGTTTTATAAGTACTTCGTATCTTGCTTAGAGGTTTCCACGCTGGATTTTCTACAAAATTTCCAACGGCATCTTTAATATATTTTTGAACAGTAGAATTTTGTATTGCTTGAGCAACTGGAGTTGTTGCTATAGTAGCACGCAATAATGTCCTGGATGGAAGAGTTGCTGCTCCCGCTAGAGAACCTTCAAGTTCTCCAAAATATAATGCTCCCTTTAAAAAATTATGTACTTCATCAGCAGATTTAATTGCTCCAAGTCGTCCCGCTGCTTCAGTGCCAAGTCTTGGATATTTAAGAGCAATTTCTCCAGCAGTAGAACCAGCAATATCCTCTAGTGCTCTGTTGTACGTGCGAGCAACTTGATTGCCACCAAACAACTTAGTGCTTCCCATACGTACAGAATCCATTTGTTCTGAAGTTAAGACTCGTCCAGTATGTGATTCAATAAAACTTTTAGCCCCTGGTATAACTTTATACATTGGGTATCTAAGTTGTGTCTCTCCAGCCTTACCCAAAATAAGAAGTTTTCCACCGCGCATTGCGGTTCCAAATTTACTAACTACCATAAATGGGTCTGTAGTTAATGCAAAACCTATATCTCCAGTGCCCGAAATAAATTTGCCAACACCTGCGTCTGTTTGACGAAATGTTTTTGCTGCTGCATCTAAACCGATAGCATCAGTTGAGGTTGCAAGTAAATTACTAAAATCTCTTCCAGCAGATACTTTATAAAGTGGATTTTCTGAATCTTTAACTGAATCTTTATATACATCTTTCCAAGGACCAGCCCCTGCTAATTTGCGTAAAGACGAAGCGGCTATATCTGCACCAAGTGCTGCACCAATACCACCGCCCAATAAAGCACCAGCAGCAGCACCGCCTGCAACGCCAAGTGTTACAGCAAATCCAGCCAAAATTCCGTGATTAGTGTATACAGAATGAACAAACTTATAATCACGTCGAATTTCTTGCAACGGCTTACTAAACCATTCAGCGCTAGTTAATGCTTTGTAACCTAAGTTATCCCAAAATGGGGTACTTCCATTATTATTAATATGGTCATCTATTGCATCTTGAGTTGCAACCATTTTAATACTATGAGAAGTAACATAAGCAGCATCTTTTGGATTTGAAGATTTTGAAACATCATATGCTGCACCTGGATTATTTGCTAAATCTGGTGTCAGCCAGGAGCCCCAGTCTTTGACTAATCCTGCCATATTAGAATTTTTGCCCAACTCTTAAGGCTAAATATTTCATCATTGGAGATGCATCTGGAGCATCAGCCATTTGTTCAATAATATTTCGTGCAGATGTATACTGGCCTTCCATTTGATTAGGAAGTCCAGGAACACTATTAGCCCCTGGTCCCATTGGTGCACCGTGCATTACGCTTTGGTCGGGCAGTTCTGTTTTTGCAGTTATTGGAGTAACAGAAGGAAGTTGAGGGGGTGCGGGTTGAGCAGCGGGTTCTTGGTTTGATTGGACACTAGCAACAGCAGTATTACCCATTTGGCGCTGGTCGTTAATAGTCTTATTCATACCATATTTAAATCCACTTGCTTTGCCGCTTTGTCCATTACCGCCTAGACCATTGACATTAGCGGGATTGTATTGAGGACCTCCGTTAGCGCCACCACGATTTTCTGGTGCTGTTGTCATTGGTCATCCTCTGTTTCTGTAGTATTTTCAATAAGTTCACTGTTGTATTCTTCGGCTAACTGCATCATTCCCGCTGCGTTCCAGGGAGTCATAGCGTCACTTACTTGTGTGTGTAAAAATCTTTCGCCTTCATAGTCTGCCCACTCGGATATAAGAATCCAGTTAGTGGCAATGTAATTTTTTCCCACACTGTCTGTATCTACCAAGATACGCAGTGCCTCTTCTACCTTATTGCGAAACTCTTTGCTCACTTTTTGTATTGAGTTTCTATAATAAAAGGTTTTGCTGTTTTGCTATCATTAACAGCGGCTATTTCTGCTGCCTCTTCTGGTGTTGCACCAGCATAAAGTGCGCCAAGGGCGTAATCTCCACCAGTGCCTATCGCATAATATCCCATATTACTTCGGGAGACCGCTAAGTCGCTATCAATTTCAAAAATATTGCCATTGATTGCAATAAGTATATATAGTTCAAACTCTTTATCTGAAGGCTTAGAGTCTAGGATTCCATTATCTACCAACAACTGTTTAAGGGATGGCACAACCTTGTTAATTATAAAAGAAAAAAGGTCGTCTTTATCTTTATTAATTAAACTTGGGGGTTTCCAACTGTGTAATATAACCTGTATTGCTCTTACATCCCCTGCTGCACCAATAATAAAGTTACCGTTTGTTATAACTTTAACCATATCTGGGTGAGCATAAATCTTTGTATCACCAACTACACGAGAGTCGGCTAGGATTACGCAACGATTTGCGTATTCAATACCAATAATCGTTGTCATAGTCCCCTACTTTCTTTATTGTCGTCTAATTGTTCTTACACTTGCATTAGCCTGGCCTGCGCCACTTAAACTAGATAAAAGACTTTGAATATCTGGAGCCTGTTGCTGTCCTAGTTGCATTTGCGGAGAAGGAGCGCCTCCTGCTGGAACAGCCTCAGGAGCAGGGGACATTTGCTCAACCGATTGTGGCACTCCAGCAGGAGGGACCTGTTGCTGCGGAGCGAATGTGGCTTCAATTGCGTCTTCTAGTGCTTGACCCTTTTGACGAGCCTTGATAACCGCAGCAATCTTACGTACAACTTCTGAAGCATCCTGGCCTTGAGTAGCCATCTGTGGAATTGCCTGTGTGTATGCCGTAAGTGAACCAAGGAGTGCACCACGCATATCTTCGATTTCAATCTTTTCTAATTCTTGTGTAACGTTAACTGTAAATGGTAATTCTCTCATAGCCATATCTCGGCTGATGAGTTTTCCTCCAAGTGCTTGAAGCATAAAGATAAGACCTTGCGCTGGGTTAAGACCAGCAAGCATACCGTAGCGCACATCAGCAGAGTAGTCTTGTTTAATATCTTTAGTTGGCTTGTATGTAATCTCATAAGGTGAACCCGAATCTACTCCACGAATTGTTTTTTCTTCTGAGTAAATCATTTCATCTACACAAAAACATATTTGAATAATGTCTCGAAGTGTTGCAGCAAAAATTGCTTGTGCTGATTTAACCTGTGTATCAAAGGCTCCCATAAGAGCCTGTACGCCTTGACCAGTAACAACTGATTGGCTAATATTTCCAGTACGAGATTCAGGGTAGCGTGTACCAACACGAAGTTCTTGATTAAGAATGTTTTGCTCAGTAAATGCGCCCTGCGGTAGAGTAAGTTCTACGCGACGGACGCCTGCTGGATTGGCTGTACGGATAACCGCATCGCCACCAAGTTGTAGTTCTTGTACATCTTGTGGAAGAACAATTGGTGCCTGTACTGACTTCTCTGCTGCCTCCATTGCAAGTAATGCAAATCGGTTACGCAGTAACTGGATACCAAGCACGTCATCAAACTGTCCACGCATCTCACCATCAATAGATGGTTTGCGTGCAACAACAACCATCATCTTACCAAGCGGATTGGCTGCCTGAGAAAGAACTAGGTTCTCTCTGCGTGGGACGTAGATTATAGATTGGTCTTTGTCGTAGTAACGAACCATCTCAATTACTGCATTGAGGTCTTGCTTGTAACCATCTGAACCGAGAAGTTGCCTATCATACTCTGGGAACTGAGATACAAGTTCACCAAGTGTCATAGAGTATCGTTTAGCAAATGCCACACAGCGTCCATAGCGGTCAAATTCTGGGTAAGCCCCAATTGGATTTTCTATGCGAATACGTGGCAGTTTTGCTTCATCGTCTAGTTCAATAATGAACGGGACGAATCCATATGTTAGATACCAGTCAGCACCTGAGTACATCTGTACTGCTAGGTCTGAGTGTTGGAAATAGTTAGATGCAATACGAGTGCGCTTATCAGCAAAGGTACGCGCTCTATCAGATACTTGATTGGCTGCAGAGCAGTTAACGGCAGGAAGCGGAGCCATAACTTCAGATAAGTCACGTGCAACAATGTCAATAAAGTTTGCTACTACGTTAGCATCAACGCCTTCTGGAAAGAAGTTAGGATAGACTTCAGCAATCTTTCCCTTACGGACGGCAAGTACGTCAAGGTTACGCGCATCACGTTCGTGACTACGGTAACGCAGGGATTCAACCCGTGCTGTTACCTGCTCTATTGATAATACCATTGTTGTCCTTACTTATTTTTTGGTTTTAAATTTGTTGAACCAGCAATTGCACCGCCAGTTGAACGTGCTAATTTGCCAACACGATTTTTAATATTTTCTTTTATTACCTGGTCTGCTGAATTAATTTTTGATGAAGCGTCTGCTTCTCTACGAGCAACATTTTTTGGAGCCTGTGGCTCAATTACTTTTGCAATTTTTCCTTTTGTTCCTGCAATAGCAGTTGTTTTTTGTGAACCACGAGTTAAGGTGATGTCAGCGTTTTTGGCTTGAGTCCCTTTGTAATTTCTAACATAAGGTTTTTCCATTGCAGCCTTTTGAAGTTTTGCAAACTCGCTCATACGAATTGTATCGCGTGTTAGTTTTCCTGCACGAACTGCTTTAGCAAGTAATACGGCATCACGTAATGCTGCTCCTGGCATTACAACAGATGCAGCAATAACTGTGGCATTGGCTAATTTTTTTAACCCAGCATCAGTAACTTTAATTGGATTATTTCCACCTGCGCGAACTTTGGCCTGAGCAATCTGCTGGGCAGTTGGTTTAGTTGGTTTTGCTGCCATAGTATTATCCTTAATTGTATTGGTCTGACCATTGGTTTGAGAATGCTTCATCCAAGTTGATGGATTGGCGTTGGTTGATTTGAGATTGAGTTGCCCAGCGATTCTGAGCAAACTGTCCTACCTTTGAAGAGCGGTTCATTAGTTCGCGTACGCGAATAACTGCAAACCATAGCGCCATAACACAGTCAGTTGGATTCTTAGTGTCAGGCTTCCAAGTAATGAGTTCTTGCACTAGAGTCTTTAGACCCTCAGAGCCTTCATTGCTTGGTAGTTCCATCAAGTTGTTATCTTGGAAACGCCCGTCACGGGTATTGCCAAAGAGGCTTGCCATAGAGGCAACACCAAAGGATACATCCCACTTGTTCTTGCCAGTAAAGTGTGAGTTGAGTTGACAACCGTGAGAGGCTAAATAGTTTCTTAAGACATCATCTAGGGCGTAGGCCTTCTGATGGGCATTGATTTCAATTCTTAACTCTTGTGGCTTGTATCGCTCTACCCAGTCTTCAATCAAGTTCTGAATCTTGGCTGGAGTAGGCTCAACCATATTGACGCAATCTAAAATATAAATTCGTCCGTCTTGGCGATTGTACGAAACAACGACAGCACCAGTAGCCCCAGACATAGCGGGGTCAAGACCAATAATAGTGTAAAGGCTGTCAGTATTTTTCGGATGTCCAGGTGTACCCGCCTTTAGCGGGCCTCTCTTTCGCATTCCGTTGACTGAGCCAGCCACGCAGGTTGGAGAGAATATCGAGTCTTCTTGGACATCTTCCTGTTGGTAGACCATAGCCCAGACAGAAGGTGCAACTTCAGAGCGGCGTGTAAAGAGCGAGGGTCCATCCCACTTAGGGTAGAGACCGTCTTCTCCAATTTCATCTATTTCGCCTTCTTGTTTGTCAGTCTTGGGCCAGAGTGTTTTCCAATTCTCAGGTTTCTCATCAAACTCTAAAACTGCTGGTTGTGAGAAGTAAGTGAACGGTGACTTGCCACCCGTCCATTGCCCACCATCTCGAATCATTTTATAAAGGTCAATGGGCGCGACACGGGTTCCTACGATAATTAGTTTTCCGTGCCGCCCCAGACGTGTGATAACTTCTTTCTGAAGCCATTCAATTTGCTTCTCCCATTCGTGGGCATTTGAGTTCATTACCACGTCATCTAGGATAATCAAGTCAGCGCGTGCGCCATAGATTTGGCTACCAAAGCCTAAGGCTTGTACGGTTGGGTCTTTCTCGCCAGAGTCTCGGCCCGTTCCTAGATAAATCATATCGGCAGACCATTGAGTTGCATCTGCTTTAAAACCACCGTTAGGGCCAAAGGCCACCTGTAATTTAATATAGGCTGGGTGGGAAAGTCTTGTCTTAATTGCCCCAAGGAACTTACGAGCCATACCCTGTGTCTTAGAGACAATGATTACTCTGGAGTTAGGGTTGGTGACAATCTTGTGGACCACGTAGTTAGTCGTAATGACTGTGGACTTAGCGTGCTCAGGGGGTACGTTAATCAAGATACGGTTGAGAGCGTTTTGCTCGTAATTCATAGAGGGGTGTAACCAGCGGGGCTCTCGGCCCTCAATCAGGTCATACCAGTCATAGTGATGCTCAAACATCTTGGTGTCAAGGAATTGCTCACAGAAGTCAGGGAAGGCTATATCCTTAAGTTCTGCTAAGTCAGCCTTGATGCCTTTACCCTCTAATCGGGCCTCATCTGCCCTTTGTTTAAAGTCAGGGTTTTGCATTGACCATTGCCTAAAGGTTACATCATTTCGACCTACAGATGCCATAGCAGCGGTAATTGTAGAACCCTGCTGCAGTTGTATCAGGACTCGCTCTTGGGCTTCGTCCTTAGGGATATTTTGTATCCCAGGCTTGCGCCCTCTGTTAGCCATAATAAGGTCCCCTATATCGGTCTAATAACGCCCTCTGTAAAACGGCATAACTGTGGTCGTCTAGGACATTCTGTCCTATATATTTATATATTATATAAAGGACTTGCGGAATTAAAGGGAGCAAGTTTGCTCTTTAATTCTTAGTAATTATTTTATTACTACATATATAGATAACCCGTTGGAACGGGTAAAACCGAACACTCTGTAGAGATATATTTTTATATATAGCCCCCTTATATATAAAAGCCCTGGTCAGGGCGTTATAACAGAAAATTTATGATGGATAGTATTAAGGGCGTACGCACGCCAATAAATCAATGCCCCCTCAAACATCTAGCCTGACGGCATTATCGGGGGCACTTATCTATTCCTCACCCCGTCGGGGTTCTATTCTGCCCCCATAAAGGGGGCATATGTTCTACCGATTGGCCTCATTAATACCCGCGAAACGCGGGCTGGCTCATTGTGAGAATAATAGGAGAGTGCCGACTCTCCCCCCTGTGATAATCGGCGGGGGATATTATGTAAACCTAATTGGATTAGTTGAATCTTCAACCATTCAAGCATTCTCTAATTGTCGACATATCGACACTCTTGCCACCCTGCGGGGGTTCCGAAAATGTGACGCACATCACATCATTTCCCCTTGACTTATGCCTTAAGCCGTGAGATAGTTCTCTTATCGGGTAACCAATCCCGCCAAGATAGGAGATAAAGTGAACACAACAACAAGCAAGAAGAAAGCAACAAGCGCGGCCGACATCTTCGCCAAGCCTGCCAAGAGTGAGAATCTATCTACAATCACTAAGGCGTTAGAAGAGGCTCACGCCATAATCGCCAAGGAGAACAACGCGCCCCGCGCCACAATCGTCACAGGCCGCTCATCTACGGTTCACGGACATTTCACACCTTGGACACCTTGGGCATCTGGTGAGGAGACATTCCACGAGATTTTCATCACGATAAGCAAGAGAACCGCCCGTGAATTATTGGGCACATTGTTACACGAGACCGCGCATTCAATCGACAATAAAGAGGGCATACGCGGCACAAGCGGGGACGGGTATCACAACAAGAACTTTAAAGCGCGGGCAGAATCCCTAGGCCTCACAATCACCCAAGCCCCGCGAATCGGGTTCAGCGTGACAACCGTCACCGATGAATGCGCCGCCCGTTGGGCAGAACCTCTACGCCTAATAGAGGAGGCACTACGCCTAACAGCCGACAACGACGGCGGAACCGCTAAGCCTAAGGGGCGCAACAAGAACCTCACCAAGGCGATTTGCAAATGTTCAAGCATTCGCGCAAGTGTCTCAGTAATCGCGGCGGGTGTGACCTGCGACACCTGCGGGGAGCGGTTCGTTACGGCTTAAGACACAACAGCCCCCGCCTTGCGGGTACGGGTTCACAATCCGACGGGGGCACGATGTGACCAACATCACACCGCAAACGCTAGACAAGCGGGGGCAGGCGTGAGAGGGTTACAACACAGGAAGCGGGAAGGTATCCCGTTACCACTTAAGACAGGAGAACCAAGAAATGGAACCAACAGAAAACACCATACGCCAGCAATTCGCTCAAGATTACACCCTAGTAGTCGACAATGACCGCACCGCTCACCGCGCTATGAAGGTGCTACTTAACCAACAGGGGGCGCACAATGTGCCTTGGCTATCGGAAAAATTGCGGGAGTCATTCGAGAACAGCATTTCCGAGGTTGTAGAACGCGAACGCAGGAGAGGCAACGAAACCACCGCCAACCTTATTGCCCAAATGCTTATCGGGTTTGGCTCTGGTGCATTCGATGACATCGCACGCCATTACATAGACACAGACTTAGAGCAACGAGTCTATGAGATGTTGAACCGCTCACTACTTAAGACAGGAGAAAAATAAAATGAACGAGTTGGAAATCTTGGAAGCGGAGTATCTAAGATTACTAAATGACCCACTCTTTGACTCTCCAGAATTGTACACAGTTATCTTGGACTTAGTTATGGATAGGATTGAAGACATAAAAGAACTGTATGCAAATTTCTAACAGGACTTAAGACACAAATGTGACTAACATCACAGCCCGCCACCCTTGACAGGGGGCACGGGGAGCGAGACCCTAGGCGGGCACTAGATAGGCGAATGCTTATCTTGCAAGACATAGACAGGAGAAAACAAATGAACACAGAAGAGTTCTTGAATTTCGGATTCGATAAGTACAGTCTACAACTCACGACATATTTCGGGGATATGTTTATCCCTTGGAGGACTGTAATCCTTGCGGTGTTAATCTTCGCAGGGCTAAAGGTTCGCAAGGTAATCAAGGCACGCAAGGAGGGCAACTAATGACCTGCCGTATGTGTAAGGGCTTATGGCCTTATCATAAGACTTGCAGACACGGCAAGAGAAAGAAGGGCAACTAATGGAGTCACTATTTATCGTGTGCTATTTAATAGTTTTTGCTGGAGTGATGGCAATAATTGGAAATGCAGTAGACAGATTATGGACAGCACACAAACGAGGGCTCGCTAGGGTGCGGGCTTATGACTTAAGACAGGGGAAATAAAATGGGTTCACGGACGAACTTTACATTCATTACAGCAGACGGAGCACTCACTCTTTACAGCCATTGGGGAGGAGAGTCTAAGTTCCAAGACCTAGCACACGCACTAGAGAAGGCGCAAGCAAGGCGAGGTGATACATCTTACGAGTTACGAATCATTATCTCTCAACTTATCGGACAGGATTGGGACAGCGAGACAGGGTTCGGGCTATTTATAGGCACAGAGGGGGGCGAGGAATCTTACGAGACCTGCACCGTCTTTTTAGAAAGAGATATAGTAATGATAGCCACACACTCTCTTTCAATTCAAGATTTTATTGACTCACAGAAGGTGAGAATGTGATGAACCTGACCGAGATGAAAGCCACGCGCAAACTTGCCAAGCAAGCAAGGGAGCAACGCAACGCCACGAAAACGAACGATGACTTCGACTATTGGCACAACATACTCAACGAGTACGAGTTACAACTTAAGACACAGGAGAATAAAAAATGAGCGACACAGTTGTAATCTGTGGAGATTGCTTATACCCTATCAACCAATGCGAACACAAAGAGACAGGAGAATAAGATGAAAATTGACGGAGCAACAAAGATAGAACAGTCATACTTAAAACATATTACCCTTACGCACGAAGATATAACTTATTATGCAAATCTTTATTGGGAATCTGGCGAGGGTTTTGATTTAGTATTTACAAATGCAGACTACAACCGAATCGAGAGACCTAAATGGGCGGTGGATTGGGAAGAGACTAACCCTGAATCCTTATGTTTGACCCTTGATGAACTTACAGATGAGGAGTTATCACAATGACAACAGAAGAACAGCAAGAGTTAGCACTTAAGACATTAAAGGAAGCGATACAGGCACTCAAAGATTACGGACTAATGACAGAGGGGGAAGAAGAATGAGTAAATGGGAAATGAAAGAGGATAAAGATATATCTTTTTGGCATTGTGGTCGGGCAGGATATTGGGAGGGGCAAGATGTCTATTGCTCAAAGTGCCAGACTAAATTAGAGGAGGTAGAGTAATGGGATACGAACCACCACTTAACGACCCATTCTTTTATGCAGAGGAAGAAGAGCAAACCTTTAATTGCTTTATCTGTAGCGAACCTCTAGACAGAGACGATATAGTGTGGGCAGATGTTGAAGGTCAGATACTCAAAGAGGATAACGACTGTAGTTGGTGCGTGTCCTGCTTACCAGCAGAGAAGGGAGCAACAGAATGACGCAACACTTTCAAGTAGTGTATGAAACAAAGGGAGTGAAGGTAGTCAATGTATGGCTATCACCTGAGCAAGAACTACCCGAACAATGGAAAACTATGACCTATGCCGAGCAAGACGAGTGGTTGTACGAACACCAAGTGCACTCAAATGTTAAGTGGACAGATGAATACAAGGGCGAGGCAGTCAATGTGTTACCTGTCTTAAGTCTTAAGTTGGTAGTTTAATGGGGTTGAGAGATAAAGGGTGGCACGAGAGGGGTCTCTGTAATGGACACCCCGACCCTGACCTGTGGCACTATGAGAACTCAGTCTTTGAGGACGAGCAGAAGTTGCAAGTCTTAAGAAGTGTAGAGGCGATACAAATATGCAGGAAATGTCCAGTCATAGAAGAATGTTTTAAGCAGGGGATAGAGACAGATAATATGCAGTACACAGGGGGTGCGAGTTCTATCTGGGGCGGTATGTTAATGACACAGAGGTATCTTCTAAGCGTGAAGAACCCATCGAATAGAAAACTCATCTCAGAGAGCCGTCACCTAAGAGATGTGAAGCGATTGCTTGCTATAATAAGTAAATGAAAAAACAATTTATAGCAGTCGCAGTATTGACGGCGTTAATAATCTTTATCCCCGTAGGAAATGATGTCGGTGTCAATGTAGATTTGACACTCAAACACCCCGTTGCTATCCCAACCAAGGCCAGTATGGAGCAGAAGAAAGCCAACAAGATTATGGCTATGAAGTTTGCTAAGGCTGGCTATGGTTGGGACTTAAGACAGAGGAAATGTATTTATAAATTGTTCACGAAAGAAAGTCGCTTCGATAATTATGCAAAAAACCAAGCAGGTTCAAGTGCATTCGGTATCGGGCAGTTAATGAACGAGACAAGCACAGACCCCGCAATACAGATACTAAATGCCTACCGCTACATCAAGCACCGCTACGACACCCCGTGCAGGGCTTGGGCGCACCACTCTAAGGGTTGGTACTAGGTGCTAGACCTAAGAGGTAAGCCAATAACTACCTGTGTATGTGGTTGTAAAATGTTTATCGTCACGCTAATGTGGGACGATGAGACAAGGGAGGCAAGTTGGTATGACTTAAGGCAGGAATGCAAGGAGTGTGGGGCAATTAGCACCGCACCAACACCGATAGATTGGAGAGATGAATGAATAATTATAAGGTAGTTGCAACACAAAAGATAAGGTCTGTGGGAATATTCAAGGCAGAAACAAAAGAAGAAGCAATAGAAAGGTTTAGAGTTGCTGGATTGGAACTTGATTACACTACAAGTAAGTTAGATTATTTAAGTTCAGGTTGGAATCCAGTTGCAACGATTGTCGGTGATGATGAATGAGCGAAAAAAAGATAGGCAAATACTGGTTTATTTGGGGACGCAAAAGCGGATTTGGTATTGGGTTTAGTCTAAGTAAATATGGTTGGGATATAGACCTAGGCTTCTGGTACATAGGGCAGGAGTTCTAATGCCAACATATGAGTATCGTTGTCGCAAGTGTCATTCACTTGTAGTCTTAAGTCGTAACTATGAAGAACGAGATGAGGAAGTTAGTTGCCCTTGCGGGCAGGTATCAAGTAGGATATATTCATCACCAGCAGTTCAGTTCAAAGGGACTGGATTCTATTCGACAGGAGGCTAGAGATGTGTGCAGTATGTGAGAGCGGTGGTTGTTCCAACTGCCAACCAAAGAATGAAACATTACAGTTTGCTAGTGGCAAAGATATAGAAGAGTTCTATAATAATTATTCAGAGGCGATGTATGTAGACCCAGCCGAGGCTAATCTTCCCGCACAATAGGAACATCATCTTCATCGCGGAATGGTTTGAATCCACCAATCTTGTTAATCAGTTTCTTAATTGCCCGCTTGTGACGCATACGTGCGGTATCTTCAGAGCCTAAACCTAGTTGGCTTGCAATATCTCCAAAGTCCATCGCCTCTACATAGCGCAGGAACAATAACTTTCTATCGTCTTGGTGCAGTTTCCAAAAGCCAAGGTCAACTTCAATCATCATAGCCATCAGGTTTCCACCCTCACTTGGTGCAGAAGGGCGAGCAGGCCCACCGAGATTTAGTTTATGTGTCACACCGAACTCACCTCTTAAGACAGGAGGGAGCAAGGCCTCAACCATATCTGACTCATAGAAGAACAAGTCGCTGGTCTCATAACCGCCAGACTTAGCCTTCCAATGTTGGCAGTAATCTAAAGCCTGATTGCGCAGGCTACGATAGATAAGATTCTTTGCATCTTTCTGACCGATTGCCTCCCAAGTATCCAACTTATTGGGGTGTTCAAGAAACCATTGATAGAGAATCTGTCTTAAGTCTTGAGGTTCAATGTCTTGAAACTTGCGTGAGTATTCAGAGGCAACAGCATCTACAATATATTTCCAAGGTTCGATACGTTCCCAGCCGATACTCATTTAATTTTATACCCCGCAGTCGTAGGTAGGAAGGTAACTTCCTTCATCATCTTAGATTTATTAGCAAACTCAGTAGTAACTGGTAGCCACTTCTCTTCCCACACTAAGTTCTCCACATCTGATAAAAGAAAAGACCAAACTCCTTCGGGGGTAGAGTTAATATACCACGCCTTAAGACCTAACTCCTTACCCTGACCGACTAAGAAGTCATACTTTTTCTTTTCCAAAAGCAAGGTATCGTAGTGGGTATTGCGGGACTTAAGTTCTATGAACATCTTAAACTCTTTAGTCACACAATCAAAGCCATCGTATTCATTTTGTGAGTGCTCTAAGTCTGGCATTTGTGACTTAAGCCAGAGGAACAACTCTTGTTCTTTCACTCTTCCCACTGTCCCCTTAGAACAAGAAGCCCGATGATTGCATAGTTAGCCATATCTTTAAAGGAATCCTCCAAAGATTCGTGGTCAGGTGTGGCACCGCTTTCTACTAGGTTATTAATCCTTGCAAGTTTGTCGTGCATTCGCACCCTCAACCCATTGAGCGCACCGCCAGGGGCTAGAGAGATATTCTTGGGGCCGTAGTCTCTATGCTTGCTGAGCAAAAGGGTAGAGAGTTCCTTGGTTGTATTAGAAAGATTTACTTCAAGGTGGAGTTCTCGTTTAATAGAGGAATGCTCAGAGTTACTACGAGGTCTGCGCCCTTCCTCTCCGTCTGTACTATTTTCAAGCCAAGCCCCGTGAGGTATTGGATAATCTGCCATATCTCTTCACTCTCCATCTTCTTCATCGGTTGTGTCCTTCTTCAATAGGGCTTCTAAATCTTCATCAAAATTTTGCAGTGCTGACTTGACAATCATATCCTCAACCAGTTCATCTACTAAATCATAACCATTCTCACTAGCAAAGAGAGTGACATACGTAGACTGCGTAATTAATTTAATCTGTTCAGGTTCGTTTGCATTGTTATACATAAACCTTAACAAGGAGCCAAGCAATAACTTAAACCCATTGGGTAAAAGATAATACGGGTCAAACTCTTCGTCCTCGTATAGAGTGTGGTCTATCAATTGAAAAGAATCATCAAAGGTTTCGTTGCATTCATTACAATGGTTGTGCGGTGGTTCATCATCAAAGGTCACTGAAACCCAGCCTTTTCTTTTATGTATTCTGCTCCGTATTTAACAAAGGCTGAGTTGACATCTTCTCCATCTGGCAATTGCACAATAGTAACGGGGAGTTCCCTAGCCAGTGAGCGTGCGAACTCTGTGCCTGCTTGGTCGCCATCTGCGAAGACGAAGACCCTTTGGAAATCAGATAGAAGTCTCGTATAATGTTTCTTCCAAGAATTAGAACCAGGTACACCAACGCAAAAAAAACCCACACAGGAAGAAACAGTAATAGTATCCAGTTCACCTTCGCACACTCCTATAAAATCACCAGCACGTTCAACATCGAGTACATTATACATCTTAGTTTCAGCCCCAGTCATACCCATATACTTTGGCTCAACTGCAGGGTTTAAACTTCTAAATCTTAAATCAACTACACCAGTCTTAGTGATGTATGGTATAGATAACCGCCCGCTAAAAGATTCGTGCCCTATCTCAGGCTCCGCGACTACGCCTAATTGCGCCAGACGTGCTATCTCCATTGAGATACCTCTGCTTCTTAGGTAATCTTCCGCCTGATAAATGTTTGCCGCGTACCGCTTGGTTGCTAGACCCAGTAATTCCTTCTGCAAAGGTGACTGCTTCACGTATGTTTATCCCTTCTTGCTGTGAAATAATTTGAAGACTGTTACCTTGCACTCCGCAGGCGAAACAGATGAATATGTTATCGTTGAGATTAGCACTTCCAGATTGGTGTGTGTCGGAATGGAAAGGACACTTGAGATTAACCTGCCCGTTTCCTTGTCGCACGTTTGCTCCGTAGTGGATAAGAACTTCTCTGATACTTGGAAGGTCATCGTCAATGTTTATCACCATATCCCGCTTCTCTTAATAGATGTACCGCATCTTCTAACCTTAACAAGCAGACCCAATCGGGGATTGACTTTTCACCTTGACCATTAAGTCTTAAGACTACAACACCAAGTGCTTTCTTTTTTCTATCTTTTAATTGTTTGATTGCTGCTGCTGGATTAAATCCAGTCCGTGCCTTTACTTCAAAATCAATACCCACGCAGCCAGTAATATCGCTACCACTACGACCAGCACCTGTAGATTCCGCAAATGGGAATCCGTTGTTAGCAAGGTAGTTAGCCAAGACTTTTTGTGACCTGTATCCACGATGTTTCCTACTCTGTGAGGGCAATTAAGGGGCACTCTTATCCCTGTGTAACGCCTTAATTGCCAAGTCTAAACCAGTATTAACGCCATCAAGATACTCGCTAGTACTTTCAACCTTGAGTTCTGTAATCTTTTGAATTAACTTTTTAATTTCATTATCAATTGCAAAGACAACAAATTGACGAATCTCTTGAGTCATATCGTCTTCTTCTTCTCTAATCATTATCCGCCATTCTCTGGTATGTCTTCCATATACATATATTCAGGGTTAAATGATAGCCAACAAGTCAGGTTTGCGTTGGCATCGGCACGCCCATATCTGTTCTTTACTGGAGCAACCGCCATAGAGGTACCAACGACACCTAGGGTACAGATGAGGGCGGGTAGTTGTGCCACCTTACCCTGAAGGGCAGAGCGGGGCTGGCAAGGGGTACCCATAACGGCCTCAGAAGTATGATGGAGAATAATAATTGCAGCGTTAGTAGCACGGGCAAGGTACTTCAACTCTTTCATAATGGCACGCATCGAAGCAAACTCTTCGCCACCATCGGTTGCTATATCCATCAGGTTATCTACAAAGACAGCAACAGGAGGACAACCCCAGAGTTCTTCAAAGGCTTGGACTTCCTCATCAATGTCTTGCAATGTGGGACTGGATTCAAAAGACCAGACAATGTGATTTCCCTTAGCCAGGGTGGCTTTCGTCCAACCAATATCGCTTTCCATTAACTGTTCTACATCTGTTTGATTCTTACCTGAAATCATTGAGGCTAATCTCATAGCCATTGTGTGAGCATTAGTATCTGCTGAGATATAAAGACTAGGCACCTTCATCTTAAGTGCCAACGCCAGGGCTAGAGTAGATTTACCAACACCTGGAGTTCCTGCCAACATAGAGACTTCTGCTCTACGAAATATAATTTTGTTACTCTCAAAAGAACGAAAGACAGAGGGCAATGGTTCCCCGCCTATGTCTGACCTGCCAACACTTCTTACTAACGTTCTCATTTTTATCCTGTCTTAAGTTGGAAGAGGAGCAGTCAACTTCCCCTGATAACTGCCCCTCCACCAATTCTTATTCGAGTGTGTCCTGTATTAGTTTACTGGCTTGCACTGGTCTGCGCCCATTGGCTGCGGGCAGACCCACATTGCGTAAGGCTTGCCCGTTGCTTTGGCTAGGCCCGTCTTGTAAGTGCGTGCTCCGTGAACGCAGGTCGGTGTACTTGACGGAGCCTGCGTTGGGGCTGTTACGAAAGTAGGAACTGCTTGAGTGACGGGAGTTGAAGAGGTGGTTGCCAAAGGGGAGACAACGTATGCACCTGTAATCATCTTTGCTGTTGCTGCAATTTGTGTTGAGTAATCAGAGATTCCCTCTAGCAATATGCTGAGTTCTTCTACCGTGTTAGCACGGATGTTAATCATATCTGAGTTCGATGCCATAGTGGAACGAATAGATACCTGTAACTTATAGTCATCTGTTGCCATTTATTTTTCCTTTGCGAATTGGCAGTGTGCTGTGAGTCCACAGAAACTGCACGATTGTAGGTTCGGTAGAAATATACCAGCCTTTCGGGCTTTGTCAAAGCCATCAACAAAATATTCCAGCGTGTCTTGCGTATATCTACTTAGGTCAATCATTGTTCCTGTCCCAGAGTCCCTCGACATCCAGTAGTTACCTAGATTAACTTTTACTCCAAGCATCATCTCAACTCCTACTTTGTAGAAGCCTAGTTGAAGGTCGGATACGGGTAAACGTGATGAAGTCTTGAGGTCAACTATAACTAACTGACCATCAACCTCAAATATCCTGTCAATAAACATCTTCACTGTTACACCAGCGATGACGGGATTGAGTTCTAGTTCGATAGCCCTGGCACCTTGCGGTGTGGTCCAGAGTTTCCAACTAGGATTGTTCTTGCGCCAAAGGATATAGTTATCTACCCATTTGGAACCATTGGTATTCCACCAAACCTCATCTTCTTTGTTTGGGTTAGCAATCGTTGCACGCCCCGCCCTTCGGGCAGTAGCAAAGTCAAGTCCTTCTGTTTCTTTTTTCCACGCAGTATCCCAGAATGTATTACTCATTTTCTAAATCCCACATCTCTGCTGCTAAGTGAAATGCTCTGCCTCCAGCAGACCAGATAGAGGGTTCCTCTGGTACTTGTAGCAATCTACCTAAGTAATACTGGTAACCACAAGTTAAGTAAGTTGTAAATGCAGAGTAAGAAATATGTGCTGGTAATTCATAACCATCTAATTTAATCATCGTATCCCCTGTCGTTAAGTTGTTACATAGTCCTCCCCTAGAGGACAGGAGTGAACTCGATAGGAGAGAACTATGTAATCTTATTTAGTTGTTAATCAGGTTACCCTCGGCAACCTGATTTAGGAAATGCCCCCCTACCCCCCAAGAAAAAAATCTTGGTTGGTAGAAGAGATGCTTCCCTCGTGTAACCTTCATTGAGGTTTCGCCCCCACTCTTGCGAGTAAGAAAAGTGTAGCACAGAAACAAAAAAGAACCCCACCACCTCGGCGTGTTGCCAAGATGATGGGGCTTTTTATTACTTAAGACTTAGGTTAGTTAGAACCCTTGCCGAACTCAGTTGCTTTAGGGTCAAGTGCTTTTAGGACTGGCCCAGCCACTGCTGCTACCGCTGCAGAAAGCAAAGCCTTAGGGCTTGACTCTCCAGCAAGATAGAGTGCTAAACAGGCAGCAAAGGCTGCGCGGAAGTATGTCGAAGCAATTGCTACGAGTTTATCTTTATTCATTGGTTCTCCTTAGGATTTAAAGACTGGCTTACCAAACCCCACAATAGACACTGCTTGTGACTTGCGAAGTTTAGAACCATTCTTTTTCTTGTAGGCACGCACCTTCAGGCATACTTGCCCTCCGTTGCGCTGGTCACCTTTCTTGTCAGGGGCAGTGTTGCCCTCGACCGTGACTACAGTACCATCTCCGTTGTCCTTGATGACAATTCCAACGTGGCTGATACGGTCAACTCCATCATTAGGGAAGTCAAAGAATACGACATCTCCTGGCAGCGGTACGGCATCTTCTGCCTTTTCCCACTGGTCTTTCTTTATAAATGCATTGGCACCGCCAGGGGTGTAGACACAGTCGGGGACTTTGAGCCCTACCTGATTGGCGCACCACATAACAAAGGAGCCACACCAAGGAGCAAAATTGGCCTTGGTAAAAGCCCCATATTTAGTTTCATTATCCTTTGGTCCCTCGACTACTCCAAGTTCACCTCTGGCTACTGCAATGAAATCTTTTCTCTGTCCCATTTATTTCTCCGCTACTAGTTTATACAAATCATCAATGCGTGTTTCCATACGAGCCATAGAATCCTTCATTGAACTGCCACCATTGGGACGAAGTTCATTAAGATAATGTTTAACCATCCAGCGCATACTCCCAGCAAATGCTGAGAAGATTGCTATACAGGCAACTGCCATTGTTAGATAGTCTTTGAACTCCATTATACGGTCCTTACGGTTATCTCTAACACGCCCCCAAAGCCATCGAAACGCTTATCTGGTGGTGTCATACGGGTGAAGGTCACCTGTTCTATTACTGCTTGTTGTGATTCTCCTGTTGTCAGGTCTTGCCAGGTTAAAACATCACCTGTCTTTTCAATCTGTTCTAGTAATTGCATACGAGCATATGCTCTACCTGTATATCCAACTACAGTATTATATCTATCAGTCTCAACATCAAAGCACCAGACAGGAAACTTAATCATACGCTGACGCGGAGTAGCAATAGTTGCCTTTGCTTGATAGCCTTTAAAGGTAGGACCAGTAGTAGTATCTGTAGTATCACGGGTAAGTGTAAACTTATATGCAAGAAACTCTTGCGCTACTTCAGGTTGAGACGTAGTTACTTCTACTGCATCTACACTTGAGTTGTAAGTGATATGGTCATACTGTGTCTCAACACCAGTTTTGCCCGTAGCAATAGATGATAATGTAAACTCACCAGATGTAAATGTGCCGCGTCCAATAAGACGCTTGTAGTTCTTAGGCTCTAGAGTAGAGAATCTAATCTTGCCTGTAGTTACAGAACCAGATAATGCAAGTGCACCAGTAGTACCGTTATATTCACCTGACTGAATGGCTATGCCATTACTGGCTGATGTAGTAAAGGCTAGTTGATTACTATTACCTATAAAATCTACAGTAGTAGCATAGCCAGCAGCAGTACTAAGGTAGGCATCTTTAGCGTAAGCAAAACGTAGAGATTCAATCTCTGAACCTAAGTCAATACGGTATAGTCCAGCATAACCACCAACTGTGCCAGTAGCCCAGACATACTTATCGCGGAAAGCAAAATCACGTTCTAATGGTTTAACTGTTCCAGTACTGTCTTCAAATATTAATGGACCGTAGGACAAGTCCCCAGTTGTATCTGAGATACTAGCCACACGCACACCTTTATTGGTACCAATCATTAAGTAACCAAGGTAAGACTCAATCTTGTAGACTATCTCCCCAATTGGTAGTTGCGCTGCTATAATCCCTGATGTCAGGGTAGGCATAACACCAGCAGTAGATAGAACAAACTTATAGATAGCAGAAGTTCCGCCAGCATAGCCAGCAGCATAGATGGCAGAGCCACCTTCAGAAATAGATGACCAAGTCCAGCCAGTATTAGGGTGTGTATAGATAGCAGTAGGTAGTGTGGTTGTGCCAAGGGCACCAGTTAATTCATAGATGCTAGTACCAATACCAGCAACAAGGCGTTGCTTAACCCAACCCATCTTTACTGCAGCAGTACCAGTACTGTAATGATTGTTTAATGCACCCGTTGCACCAATTGTTTGATAATAAATACGAGTTGCATTAGCAACAAATAGTGTGGTTCCGTTAGTAACCACATCTACTATTGCAGATGCAGTTGTAGCATAGGTAGTAAGTGTAGTTGCATCAGCCTTAATATCTTTAAGTGTAGTGCTACCTGGAATAAATGAAATTGCTACATCAGTAGCACCAGAAACACCAGAGATAAGTTTATAGATACCACTGCTAACAGTATTGGTTGTTTCTTTGAGAAGAGTTACCTGTCCTTTAGTCCAAACATCTACATTGTCTGAGTCAGCAAAACGATAGTTAAC